ATTGGTATCACTAGAGTCATTAGCATTATATCCATTTAAGTATTCAAAATTTAAACTGGAATCGTTATAATCTGCCCCTAAGCTAGAACTTGCAAAATAAAATACAGGACGGTAAGAATAACCAGTCTCGTAAATATACCTCTTATCATTTTTGTTTTTAGAATTTTTAAAAAATCCGATAGTTAACTTATCATTAGGTCTAAATATTTTTTGAAGATCTCCTAAATTTTTATTAGAACTATTTAATACTGTCAGGTTTCCATCTTTATCACTTAAATATTTAACCTCAAGTATAGTTTTATTAGGAAGAAATAAATCCTTTTTAAAGTTATTAAATACCCCAACTTTGTTAGTTACAACAGTAATAGAACCAGAAGTAGAATAAAGTAGTAAAGAATCATAATCTTTATTTTTACTTCCTTCGTATCTTGGTACCGTAAAGGATGTCATATTTGTATATGAGTCCTGAAACTTAAATGACCCTGTTATAAATGAGTTTATTCCTCTAACAAAAATACTACTTGAAGTTATTGGATTAAGATATTCTACTTTACTATAAATTGAAGATAATCTTTCGTTATAAATATTATTTAAAAGGGCCTTATACTTAGAATGATTAAATGCATAAGTATCATCTGCCGTGAATGATCTATTAGTAGCATATTTATTTTCATTTAAAGTTTGAAAATCACGATAGTAAGTAACGTTAGATCCGGAAATACGTCCAGTAAAATATGGCATCCTATTACCTTCTAATTGAGAGTAATACTTAGCTTCATTATGTCCAACAGTAGGTTTTATTCTAATTCTTTTAGGTGAAAAATGAGTAAGTTTTACTCCTGATTTGATCTCAGATCCTTTGCCACGTTCTAAAATAGAAGGTTCAACAATAACACCGACTGTAGTAGTAGATCTAGCAGGAGAAGAATCACTAGTAACCTTGAAAATTGTACTATCAAGGAACTCACTAAGTCTTATAAAATCTTTAAAATCTATCATTTGGTGTACTTGCTAAAATATTCTATCTTCAATTGATCTAATCCAGAATAGCTTCCCGATGTATTAGGATCTCCTAAGTATTTTGAAATATCAAAGTTGCCGTATGTGGATGCAATATCCCTGTTTATTGCTTTTGCCGTTGAATTTGCAATACTTAATGAAGCTAATGACGGTTCTAGTACTAAATTTTTACCTAATTTATTACTATAAACAAGAACAGGATCAGTTATAGTGCTTTTATTTATGTATATTTTGTTACTAACAGTTGTTCCTATACCTGTATAAGGGGCACTATAGTAAAAAGTCTCTACCGATCCTGTTATCATAGGATTAACTTGAGGTCCATTTATATCTTTGTACGTTATATATCCAACACTTCCGTTAATTGGATTATAAGGAGTGTAAAATTTATCGGTAAATGAAGCAGTTCCTATGTTCAAATCTGTTCCAATAGGAAATCTAACATTTAAACTTGCCGTTGGGCCATACACATTTTCTTGAATAGATCTTGGATTTAGTACAAAAGCATTAAAATCAGACTCTATTATAGGGTAATTCCATAATCTAATGTCAGAAATTGATCCTTTTAGTCTTTCACCATACTTTGTTATAGTATATTGATCAGTATAATTTGTTCTATATGAAGCTGAAATATTGTTATCAATCACATATGATGCACTACCACTAAAAGCTATTTGGCCATTTATTTGATTTTTGACAATTAATTTATAAGTATCTATGTTAGCTGACTGAGATTGTTGCATCATTAATGACCACCAACTACCAGTATATGCAAATATTGGTAAGTTTCCTATAGAAGCACTAACTATTCCATTGCTTCCACTAAGCTTCATTATTATATTTGCATTTGAGCTTGTAGCATTATTACCATGAATTAAGACTTCAACTGGGTATGTATAGTAAATTTGACTTTGTACAGCAAATAAACTTTTGGTAGTAGCCGATTCTATTGAACTTGACAACATAAACCTAAATTCAGTTGTATATGTAGGCTTTCCAGAATTACGCCAATCATATTGGAAGTAAGAACTTCCAGTCATGTATGTACGATAATTAAAGGTATTAGCTTTATAAGTATACATATTATTTTCATCACGGTACGATCTACCATGTTCCAAGGGAGCTATGATAGTATCAGGAATACCAAGAGTTAATAAGAGTAACCTAAGACCTTCATATGTACCTTTTGTTTTTGAAAGAAGAGCTAAATTATGATGAAGTCTTTTGTATATCTCACTTATGTATGCACTTTGTGAGTCTTGAGTATCTGTTTTTAACAAATATTCTTGGATACTTTTACCAGAATTAGAATTTCTTACATCTATTCCATGTGATTTTAATAATTCATACATAATCTCATTAGACAACTTATTGTCATGCTTTGTATTATGCACTTCAGTCATGTTATTGATGATAATCCAAATGTTATCATAGTGATGACCAATCATATCTACAAACTTTTGTAAGTTTGCATTATTATCATTATTTCTAATAAACTCTGGTATTGTATACCAAAGGTAATTATTGTTATAGGAATCAAATAAACTGCCCGTAGCAAGCATATTTTGGTACCAAGTATTAGTTGCATTGTTAGATCCAATTAAACTCGTAGAAGCCAAAGTATAGGGCCTTATAGAGTTTGTTTTAGGCCATGAACTTGATCCTGATTGGAAATATAAATATTGCTCATAATGATCAAAATTATTAACACTTGAACTTATCTGCATATCCACAGAAGCAGTACTTATATTATTTGAACCATTACTTGCCTTTAAAGCAATATATCCTTCTAAATTACTTAATTTTTGTTTAAATACTTGAAGTCTTCTGCTTGCTGATCCATAGTTCATGAAATTTGCAAAACTATCTCTTTGAGTAATTGAATAATCTATATTAAGCTTTATATTATTACTTGAAATGAGATTATTTATTTCTTGTAATGAAGTAGCATTAATAAGACTGGTTAGGTTGTATTGAGATGTATTTTGTCCAGTAACTTGATAACCACTATTTATCGGTACATTAAAGTTTGTACCCTTTAATTCCAAACCAGGACTGCTTGTTATTACAGTATTTAGGTTTACAGTGAAAGAATTAGCTAATGAAAGTTCTTCAAAAAGACTAACAAAAGATTTTGATTCTACTTCTAATCCTAATGGCTTGTATAATTTTATACCAACTTCTACTTGATTAGTCGTAGTATTTTGTCTTGGTTTTAGATTATTTGCTAAGTAAAATGTAGAACCATCTATCTCAACAATAAAATCTTTTATGTCATCGTTACTATCTAATCTAGTTTTAAAATTTGTAGCATCAGATAAAAGCAAATCGTCATCCATCACTTTTACTAAAGTAATTTCATCTCTTTTTGAGAATATTTCCTTTATGTAAAACTCAGGACTATTATTGGCAAGGATAGGACGTAATACTGAATACTTAAGAATATAATTACCTTCTTTAAAACCAAATTGCTTTAAGTCTTCTACAGGATCAACTGATATTTCCGAAAATGATCCATCTTCATTAAGATCAGAAAATACAGTTTGAGAATAGTTTTGATAATTTTGTATTTTAACAATTTCCATTCCATTAATATCCTGAATGGAAAGTACGATTGAATCTGTATTAGGGTTATAGGATCTCTTAGAAAGAACTTCTGTTAATAGATTATTATCCTTGGCATCGTATGGAGATACCATTAACTTATTTGAAACGTTACCTATTACATTAATAATTGCCATCTACTATATTTTGATTGATGAAGCGGTCGCAGCATCTAATATTTGTTGTCTTAATGATGTAACCTCATCAATCAGGGCTTGTATGCTATTACTTGATACATTTACCCCTAGATACTTTGCACTTTTGTCTAATAAAACTCGATGACTATTAGAATCTCCTTCTTTAGGAATATCATAAAATAGCTCATCATACATAGCAAAAAAATCCTCTACAGTAGGTCTTGTTTGTGCTGTTGTATTTATTGTTGTATCAAACTCTTTAAACTCTCTATCAATTACGTTAGAGTAAGATTTATCAATATAAACATCTTTGAGCAGTTCTATCTTCTCCATTAAGATCTTACTTTAAAATAGCTTTTATTATCAATTAAAACAGTACTTCCATTAATTGTTGACTTAACTATTAATTTATAATATCTATCTGGTTGTAAGCCATTCATATATAAATCTACATAATTTCCAGTTGAATCACAAGATATTTTATTAAGAGTTTCAAAATTAATAACATATTCATCAGTTTTAACATCCTTTAATGCCCACTGAGAACCACTAGGAAGTACTTTGTTTGTGGAATAAAAAGATGAAGTCGTAAAAACTCTTTTTGGGAATTGTTCCCTACAAAATAGTCTCATTCTTGCTATTTCTTCTTGATCATAAGATTCTTTTAAATTTGCAACACTAAGTAATATATTTGATGTTGTAAGAACAGAAAGAGATCCTGTAACATAAGAATAATCGTCCCATACAAACTCAATATGGGGAGGATAAACAGTATGAGTATCTTTAGAAAAAAACTTAATTGAAGTATTAGATCCACTTGTAAACTCAAAAGAAGATGTAAATTTTACTAAAATTCCAGCATTAGGAACTGATGCAGAATAATGAGATTCCACTATATCACTTACATCCATTTTAATGTCTTTACTATCAGAATATGCAAATGATTGGCTTCCTATCAAAGTTGTGTACCAACTACAACCACCAACATTATTTTTATAACTCATGGTAGTATATGTTCGAAGACTATTTGCAGGATTTCTCCAAATTACTCCTGTTTGCTTATTTGTCCAACTTACATCATCCGTTATATAGGGAGAATATAAATATTTTCCGATCCCCATATCCCAAGATTGAGATACAGCAAAAGCATTTATTGTGTATTGAATTGGAAGTTCTCTGGTCTCGGTGTTATACATTTTCAGATACACCTTAAAACTCTTTCCTTTAACGTTATTCGCAAAAATTTCAGAGATTTGATCTTGAGAAAATTGTATTAAAACTCTTGAAACTTCATTATAAGTATAACTTCCTGCTACATTTCTTATTTCTAATATTTCATCAAGCCCGGTGTTTATACTAGGAGTATCCGAATATATTGTTGCATCTGCTGTGGGAAATAATTTATATGAAGCCATCTTAATAATTGTCTAATATATTATAAATATTTAATACTAATATTATTTGGAAACAGATCTTCCTTTAATATCATTATCTAAAAATCTAACCTCAAAACAACTTGGGTCTTTTGGAGGATATATGATATTGTTTTTAGTTGCAGACTTAACATCATAAGCATAAGGTGAGTAATCACCACCACTTATATTTACAACTTCTACATTTGTTACAACTTGGACACCTTTTATTTTGCTTATGGTATTATAAATGTCAGACATAACGATTGGTTGGTTAATCTGCCAGTTATCAATTGCAAAAAATGATTTAAGTTCTATGATAGAATTCATAATAACCTCTGATGCATTAAAACTAGGATAAACTACAATGTCAAAATTAACACCTATATTAACGTAATATGCATTATTTATTGTTAAAGTGTCATTGACAGCTCTATAATAACTCAAATATTCTTTTAAATTTTCTTTTATAACTAAAGAAGGTACTGTTAATTTTTTGTTACTGTCATAAGCAAGGGTATATAAGTTCAATAACAAAGGATCTTTATCATCTTTTTCAATGTAAACCTTAGCAATAGCACCAAAGTTTGATGGCATCATCATTGATCTAGAAATATAGTCACGTTTAGTTACCGTTCTTTCTTGTTCTGAAAATGAATTTATAATATTAAGTCTAAGTTCATCTTTAGTATCACCATCACGGCCTCCAACACTTGGTTGATCATTTGTTATAGTTACCGTAGAAGTTCTGTCAGTCTCTGTTGTATATTTTCTTTTTATATCACTTGAGTTAAAACCAGTTATGGTATCACTAGCAAGATTAGATTGTATGCCACCACCTACAAGATATCTAACAGTAAGTGTAGTATTTCCAGGAGCTATGCCATAACTTTTGCTTGATAAATAATCAAATTTATTATATGAATCAAATATCTTTGAGATACCTGCAACGGTTCCTAATGAAGCCAAATCAGCATTTGGAAGTAATTCTTCTGTCTCTTTATAGTTTGTTCCGGCTCCAAATTCTAATAAAAGCTGGTTATAATCAGAAAATCTAGATGTAAATCTTCTAGGAACTCTAACGTACTTAAGCAAATAGTTAGAACCATCAGTTGCACTATATTTTGGATTAGTTAAATTGTTATTTTGAAAACCTTGTATAATTGTATCTTGTGCCAAATATGGAACTTCGTACCAAGGATTTCCTAAAGAATCAGTAACATCTAGTATACCAATAATACTTTCATCATTAATTTTTACTTGAGAATATTTTTGTGGAGATCCAAATGTAAAAGAAGTAGTTTTTATTTCAGCAGATATAGCATTAACATATTTAGTCAAGGTATAACCACTACCATTTTTTACAATAGTTGTTCCACTACTTATACTAAAATCTACCTCATCCATGGTTATAAATGATTGCTGAGTATTAGATTTAACAACAGTATTTTTAGGCAAAACAATAGCTTCTAATAGGTTAGGAGCTGAATTTAAAGTTCCTACATATTGAGAAACAGTTAGTTGGGCAACAGATGCGTAAGTTACTTTTGGCCGATATCCCTTTTCATAAGCTAAAGCAAATAAGGATTCTCTTGTTCTTGCATATTGTACAAAATTTTCAAGTATTTGGTTATTAATATAGAACGAAAGCACATCACCAATATACGATGCTTGCTCAATAAAAATATTTCCAACAGAATTTGCTGTAAAATCTCCGTAAGTATCTGGAAAGTAGGTCTTTGTATACTCGGTTAATGAAGACTTAAAATCTGTAAAGTTCTTCCCTATATATGAAATATTTTTTGTTTCGTTATTCATTTTTATTGTATACCTAAAGTAATTGTATCTATCGTATTGGATACCTGATATGTCATATTTAACAATAAGGTATTCTCATAGTTGTCATCCATCATCAAACTAAATTCTAATATATTAATTTGAGGAAAGTTTGCCTGTATTTTAGACTTAATTTCTCCTTCTCTATCAGAAATTGTATTGTTAGATTCAAATATTAGATTTCTTAATCCAAGACCGTAACCTGGATTTAGCATTCTTTCCCCTTGACCAGTCAAAGTATAGTTTATAAGATTAGCTTTTATTTGTTCTTTGGTAGCGTATACTGGATTAAATACATTTCCTGCATTAAATAACAAACTCATCCCAACAACTTTGTTAGGATTAAGATCATCTACGTTAATATTTCTACCAATTATATATGCCATTATTTAAAGTTTGCTAAGTCGGCCGGATTAACTGTCTTTGCAAATTCATCCAAGATAGATAATGCTGGATTTTTGCCTGGTTGTGGTACAAATTTTTGAACCGGAGTACTATCTATAAGACCCATTTTACTTGCCATCTGAGCTCTCATATCTCTTTGGCTTATATTTGAATTCCTATTTACATCTGCTGAAGTAAAATTAAGAGTCTGTATTGACTCATTAATACGTTGGTTCTCAAGAAGTACTTCTCTAAATCCTTCTTTTACTGCCTCTTTGATTATTCTTTTTAAAGCTTTCGCATCCATAATTATAAATATTTATATTTTAAAATTGTTACCGTCTATTTTTAGTTTTAATTCTTCTACCAAAACATTTGGATCAGAGGTATACGACAACTTACTTGTATAAGCCTCAACATTATCAGTATCTAATGCCACTGCAAAGTGTCTTTTGTGTCCACTTATTTCAAATTTAGGGTCTGGATCCTCTTTAATAAAGAATCTATATCCCTTATAATCTGCCCCTTGAAGATATCCAAGAGGAATTCCTGCTAATTGATTGGCTTCAATAGCTCTTGAAACGTTCTCAGGATTCTCTATTACATCATCAATTGAGTCTAATCTAGCCTTTAAAGCCTTAATTTTTGATAAAATTGATTGAAGTATAGGTAAAATAATACCGATCATTAGTAATAATTTAGAACTAATCTCCAATAACTTGTCAATTACATCCTTTATAGTTATTCTTGTATTAACGGCCGTTGTTATGGCACCTGGTACAATTGGACTAGGCGTAGCGGCTGTTACTAATGCACTAAGAGCTGTATATAAAACTTCCAATGCTAATAGTATCATTGTAATAACTTCAACATAAGATGCTATAGTGTCTATTAGTTTTATAATAAGTTCCAAATCAGACTCCATCTTAATCAATCGGTTCCTAGCGGCAAATATTCTAGCCCTTAATGGAATAATATCATCTTTAGATTTAGCATCATTTATAGCCTTAATTAAGTCCTCATAGCTTCTAAATGCACCACCATAATCAGTAACGATCTCGGATATTTTAGGATATAATAAAGCACTCATTATGCCTATTATCATGCCTTTATTTGCTTTAAAAAACTTTCCTGCCGCCTTTAGTTTGTCAGCAAAATCCATTTGCTTTAACTCAGCATATTTTCTTTTTATATCAGCAATTTTCTTTTTTGTTTTGCCCTTTTCCTTTTTCTTTTTAGCAAACATTGGATCATTCTCAAAGAATGATTTACCAGATAAAAGTATAGAACTTGCTACAGCTACATAAGCAGTTGATATGGCAATATCACCCGTAGCTACACTAGCTACTTTCTGCAAGTCCGGTTCAGGGACCGAATTCATGTTTGGCTGAACGTTAGTCAGACTATCTGTTTCTGTTCCCATTTTACTCAATAAATACTTGTTCTGACAATATAGATACTATATCTTTATCTAAAATTTCTTTGATATCTTGCTGCAGTAAAGAAGCAGCCACCGTAATATTTACAATCTCTGTTCCTTCTGGACCATTAAATGACTTTGACAAAGAATCAGTAAAATCACCTAGTTTTTCGCATAACTTACATAATACATAAACTAGATCATTACCTCTAACTGCAGCTTGACTTGGTGCCTGATTATCTGAATTTTTTCCAATAAAAATATTTTCTGAATTTAGATGAGTATAAACTCCTGAGTTTAGTGTTAATATTTTTTCTCCATAAATCTCCGTACTACGTCTAGAATACATAATAATGTCATCTGTATGAGATAAAATATTTACTCTATCTGAATCCATTATAATCTGATGGCCTTTGTATTTTCCTATAGCATCTGGTTTTGTATGGTTCTTTGTTAGGTAGTTTGATCCAGTAACTGGAAAGTTAAATTCATGGTTATAAGTCATCCATATCGTAGAACTTCCCGGTGAAACTGATTCGCTTACATGATCTAATTTTTAGTATCATATTGGCCATTATTAATAATAGTTCCTAAATCAGAAAATCTTATAGAGTTTCCAAACCTACCTTCTAATGAGATATCACCCTTTTTTAATCTTAAAGGTCGGACATAATTTCTAATATCCGATACTCCTGTTGTAGAATTATGTTGAGTATCATTCCATGTATTTATTGGACCTTTGTAGTAAACAAGTGCTTCTGAAAATCCATTATTAGATCCAATATTTTCTATCTGAACTAACTCTCCAGGTTGAGGATAATGCCTTAAATTAGACGAATAAGGTTTGGCAGGTTTAGCTATCTGAGTAAAATCACTAAAACTAAGAGAAGATACTTGGGTTGATGAGTTTGCTGGAAGGTAATATATGTTTCCTATGCCTGCTTGGGCCCCGTTTGCCTTGTAAATGTGTTTTGCAGTATCTTTATTATCTACACCAAGAACATCCCCATCACCAAGAATAACAGCTATAACTTTTCCAATTTGTGGTTTATTATAGCTGGTAGGGTGTTGGGTAGATATTTGACTTATGTTAGATGCTAAAGTAGGCTCATTCATTAGGCAATTGGTGCTTATCTACTGGTTTTGAAACCTCTTTGTTGATTGAGTTAACTTGCTTTAGGATAAGATCTCTTTCTTCATCAGTCATAGAAAAATCATCTGAATTTGATGAATCTGGTGCCATAGATCGTTGAACCAATGTAGCTAACTTGATTAAGTTATCGTCGTTCTTCAATGAACTGTTCAAATAATTTGCAATCAAGGGAACAACCATAATAGCAGAATTTACCGTATCTCCGATCAATGGTTTAAGCTGATCGAACAATGCAGTGATCTGTTTGTCTTTTTATTTTGACTTTTTATGAATTTCTTTTAATAAGTCCTCATAAGTCGTATTTCCGTATACTATCTTCTCAGAGCTCATACATTTTATTTTTATCTAAAAATCCATCTTGTAAATATTGATTGTAGACAACCACATAAAGTAACTTTAGTTTTTTAATAGCTCTTGTTACTTGGGTAGTATTACAATCAGTAATTTCCTTGATATATAGATAAATAGCTTTCTTATTAAAAATTTCTATATTTTCTCTTTTTCTGAATAGTTCTAAAACAGCAAAACAAATCTTGATATCATTACTCTTCTTGAAGTAAGAAGAATAATTATCCTCAACATAAGTAATAAACAAATCAATAAAAGATAGACCATCCAATAAGTCAGAAACATCTGGCCTGTTAAGTAAATCCTCTAAGATTATTTTATCATTGTCAACTTCAGATAAGTTAGTCTTTGTCTTTATGCTAGAGTAGTTTTTCTTATTTTCTATGATAAGGTATCTCTTGGCAATAGTTCCAAAATAGCTATAAGCCTTTCCGTTTTCCTGATTATACTTTGGTAACTTTTGGAGTAAAAAAGAAATAACCTCATACTTAAGGTCAGACAGTTTGTCTACACTTGAATATGAGGATAGCTTAAATGAATGAATAATGTTTTCTACTAACTTGTAAAACGATCTGTGAATATAGTTGTTATATATTCTTTCACGTTCGTAAGGAGACTCTGTCTTTAGATAAAGGACAATAGCATCTTCTGTTTCTTGAGTAAAATAGGGTTCTGACTTTTTTCTTTTTTCTTTTTTATCTATTATTTTTTCATCAATCATAATTTGGATTTCTGGTTACGTGATTGAAGGTCTTTTGTAGTTCCTTCACATACTGATAAAACCATTCAACGTTTTCATCATAACCAATCATTCCATCTTTTTTTACCTCTTCCAACTTCTCATTTGCTTCTTTAACTAAATTTGATACTATGTTATTGTATTTGTCATTATTATCAATAATAAACTCTAATCTCTCCTGTTTAGAAAAAAGATTGAATATAATGTATCCTAAGACAATATTGATAAAAATACTTGTGTACAAAACAATAATCATAATTATATTAATTAAAAATAGTTCTCTAATAAATTTGCGATACTTGCTGAAATTGGAACTTGTATCTCGTTTATAACCTGTGGGGTTATTTGTCCAACTGTATCAAGTTCTTTATTCTTTGGTTCTTCTTGTTTAGTCTCAACGTTTTTAAATAGATGAGTACTATCTCTTTCAAACTCAATTTGTTTAGCCATAACTGATGCATGATGAATTATGTAAACTAAAGAAGTTCTTGGTTTAGTTTCTGCAAGATATCCTGTAAGATATTTTTCATTAGCTTTCTCATATAACCCATCATGCAATTTAATTCCTAACATCTCATTGAAGGAAATCTTGATTCCATTTTCCTGCAATAAAAACAAAGTTCTATCGGCTATCAACGAGTAAGGTATGTCTGAATTAAAAGTATAAACTTCTCCTCTGTTTTTAACATGCCATTGACTTGAGTTTTTAACAAAATAATCATCTTCTGAAGTACCTATCAAGCCTAATTCATGGTTAAGTGCAACAAAAAAAAGCTCTTCTTTGGTATAAGTGGCTGATTTTGCCACTGATGTCCAAGCTCTATGTAATACCTCAACACACTCAAATACTCTCAAAACATGCTCTATGTAACCACCAGCAAAGCAATTTACGTCTGAAGTACGGGAAGAATAGGGTGCTAATGCAATCCTATTGGCCCTTTCTTGATAGAACTCTATCAATTTGTTCTTCCTTTCACCACTAATAGTAACCTTAATGAGAGAAATGAAGTAGTTCCAATTTGACCCAATTTTTTCTGCTGATAATTCCATAACCTATATTTTTTTTTAGTATTTATTAATTTCTGAGAACTGCTGTTCAAAATTATCTTCCTGGATAGATATAAAGTTCTTAAGATCTAAAGAACGAGTTTCTAATTCAGCAATACCATTTTGAATTCCGGTCTCATCTTGTATTTCAAATCGTTGTCCTACAGTTGTTAAAGATTGACGAAGACCAATAACTTTATCAAATAGTTGACGATCATTGTACTCATTGGATATTGCTTCAAGGGCTGTAAGCCTTCGTTCTAGGGCTTGAAATGCTTCAATGAAGTAATCACCTGCACCAAGGTTAAATGATCGCTTTAATGCGGTTGTTTCAGAGTCTATACTACTTGATAAATTCTGTAATTTTAGTTTTTGATCCATGTTATTTTTTTTTGTTATAGAAATACTTTTTCTTTTTTTTAGCTGGTTCTTGTGAAATACCATCAGTTGAAATTGAACCAGTATTTTCACTTGAAAAAGATGATGATATTTCTGAGTTGTCAAATGTTTCATCCATGTGATCTGGAATTATTGGCATGACCAATGGTTGGCTTTTCTTTTTAAAGTAACTATTTGCCAGGAATATTACCAAACAAATTACAGATAGTAAGATTATTGTTGAAATCATAATTTTATTTATTTAGTTGTTTTATTAAGTGCATACCAATTAAGAATAACAAAAAATACATAGAATGCTCTAATTAAGCTAATCCATTCAAAAGGATTTATTTTAGCTGAGATAAAACAAAAAATTGGATATAAAATTAAGTTTACTACAAGAAAAGTTTTAGCTTTTTTCATTTCTATTTCAGTTTAATTAATTCCTTACTAAAAACATTTAGTATTTTTGCTAAAGATAACCATAAATTATCTAAAAGTCAAGTAAATTCTTAAATTTATTTTTATGTTTATTTTGGTACAAGTAGTCCTTCTTACCCTTGGCTGTTCGCTGGGTTGTCATCTTGGATATGATGTGGCAGATTTCCCCTACAGACATAGGGTTAGTTGGGTATTGATCTAAAGTAAACCTATTTAAATTTTTCATTATTTTCTATAAAACAAACCTGATGGCATTATCTATTGCATCCATTACTGCATTAATAGTCTTTGAAGGTTGTATTTTCTTTTCCTTAATGATCTCATCTGCTGCACTGATAGGTAGTGATACCTTACCATCCTCAAATTGTAGCTTTTCTATGAACAAAGGCACAAAGTTAAGCACTGCTGAATTAGCTTGACGTGGATCTAATCCATCCTCATCTACTAAATTTTTAACTAATTCTGTTCCTTCTGGACCTAATCCTTTACCTCCTTTAGCAA